GTTCTTTTTTAAAACTTGTAGTTAATGTTGATGTAATGGCCATATTAAATACCTTTAATTATTTTTGCTATATCTTCACTTCCTTGACCAGATAAATCTTGTATCAAAGTTGCTTTATAAGATTTTAACGCATTTTTTATATAAATCAAACAAACCTTGTAAATCATATCTCTGTATGCTCTTGCCTGTTCTTTAATATATGGATCTTCACTATCACTTGTACTTACTATTTTTTCAGTAAGTCTTTCAGCCCAAAATTCTGGAGGATGTCCACCGTAATTGCTTGTTTTAGCTTCTATTAAACCTAATCCTGGCATTCCTGCTGGTGTTATTTCATCTACCATTTATCTGGCTCAGGGGGTTTTAAGTGTGAGTCATTACGATCTATAAGCACTGGTTGTTGTGATGTTCTTGTAATATCAAGATTATTAATTCTTTCCACCTTTAATCCATTTTCATCTGCCATTACCACCAAAGGATTAGCCAGTCTATGATAACCGTAAAGTTTTTGTTCTGCTGGAACGTCTGTGTCAAGTAAGCCTGACGTATGTGCTACCTCTACTTGCATACCTGCTGATATACATTTACTTAGCCAAAACTCAGTACAGCCTCTCCCTGCTTCTGCAAAGTGTAAATTACCTCTATATGAAAAATCAACGCCAAACATTTTTAAAACTGATACTTCGTTCCATAATGCAAAAGCTATAGCATAAGCAACTGTGTTATTTAAGTAATAACAATTAAGCTGTGTTACAACTTCTTCTACAGGATATTCAACTAAACCAGGACATCTATGATCTAATTCACAAGTATAAATAGGTCCTTCATGCTCTTGTAGCATTTCTGTCATACTGCTAGTTTGTCCACCAGCGTCATCAGTATCTAAAAACCTAGATGCAGGATCCATCATAAACACTCTATCATGATAAATAACTGAAGCTACTCCATTTATTGCCCAGACTTCATCAAAGTGAACACCATGTGATTTTGCTAAATTATAATCAAACCAGCTTTTACCTAGACCAACAATGGCTACTGATTTACCCTTCAGACTTTCAATTTTTTCCATGTATTTTTTACGATACCGTTGTCCTCAAAGAATCATAACGGTATTCATCTCTCCTTCCGCGAGCTTCTGCAAGGTTTTTAAGCCTTGTAATTTCTAGTAGAAAGCGTTGCTCGTATTGCTGTTGCATATCGCTTTCACCTTTTAAAAATATATTAGCTTCAACTAATGATCCATATAATAAAGCATTTCTTGCATTATTAGAAATCCAAGTCCCTGTAGTATCTGTAACTAATGAGTTTGGTTTGTATAAATAATGTAATTCTACATTGTAGTTTGAATCTGGAACTGGACTAACAATTAAAGTAGAACCATTATTGCTTGCTGTAGAAAGTTCTTTGTCAAAATCTGCATAATATAAAGGTCTTGAGCGTTCACTCGTAGCTGTTGGATCTACAGCGTATTCTCTCATAAATGTTGTATGTTTTTTATCTAAATAATGGTAATCCCCATCACCATCTATTACAGCTAAAGAAAAAGACATTTGAAAGTCTGTTGGTGCCGTAAGATAAGTATTACCAGCAGTAAGTGTTCCTGTTACATTTTTACGAAAATAATCAAACTGTATTAACTCAAATATTCTTTCCTCTGCATTTTTAATAAAATCATCTAGTGTGTTTACAAATGTAGTTTCACTGTTTTCTACATAATTTTGAATTAATGTTTTTAGTTCTGCTAATGTCATGATATTACTATTGTAACTGTACCTAATCCACCTGTCATCTTACTTACTGTAAAGTTTGTAGGTAAGGTTGATGGATTCATAAAATCTGGTTGAAAGTTATTTGACTGCACAACAACAACAAAACCTTCTCCTTCTTCTTCGTCATTGTTTGGTCTGGGTCTATATAAAGCTTCTGGATCTGCTGTAGCTGTAAGTGGCTCTAATTGTGGATGTTTAGGTTCATAGCATTCAGAACATACCTTTGCACCATTCCACTCTTCTCTTAGTTCACTTAGCTTGTATTCAAAAGAACATCTATCACATAAACCTTTAGCAAATTTACCAAGAGCATATGCCATATTAATTCATCCTTATATCTGGTCTAATTCTAAATGAAGCTCTATCTTCATCCTGGTCAGCCGCTCTACGAAACTCTTCTTCATATAAAGCTTTAAGCTGTGGAGTTAACTGCGGATTTTTTTTAAGAGAAAGATAATACGCCAAACCTGCTACAAAACATGGATAAAATCTAAACGGCATATCCATTGTGTTAGTAGCTTTATCTGCATCGTCCATACGTACAAGTTTGTTAAAAACTAAAATATCAGTGCTGTTTTCAGGTGCAGGCCATATTTTTATAGCTGGTGTAGTTAATTTATCAAAAAAGAATTGCGATGGTCTTGCTTTTGTAGTTTTGTTAGGAATATTTAGATATTCAGATCTACTAATACGATTCATGCTTATGTCTGTTTGCGTTTGATTTACCGTTCTACGTACAACCACATCTAAAACATCAATTACATTTGAATTAAGAGAGTAACTTGAAGTGCCTTCTGTAACAGTTTGTGTATCCTGTTCTATAGTCCATTGGTTTAAACCTCTGTTAGCCCATTCTGCAAGCATTAGATTAACACTACGTATTGCTGTTTTAAGATCATAACCTGTTCTTAATTCAGCTCCACATCTTTCATATGCCTCTTCAATAAACTCAGTTACGTTTGGTTCAAAATTTGTGCTACCTGAAAGAGACATTATTTTTTCTTTTTAGTTTTTTTTAAAGATTTTTCTATTTGTTTTGCTTGTTTAGCGTGTAACCTTGAAGCTCCTTTAAGTTCTTTAATAAGTTTTCTTTTTGCTGCAATGCTTAATTCTGTCATTATTTATTCCTATCATCTTGATTATACAGATTATCAAATGTTATGTTTGAATCCATATAACTATTATGTTTTTCTGCTGAATGAATCCACTGACTAGGAGAAAAATCTGGTGGACCTTCTCCAACACGCCATAAAGCTGGATTAGTTGCTCTAACTCTATTATTGGGTAAAGCTACAAAATTACCAGTGTATTCACCAGCGTCAGTTAAGTATAGCACATGACTTTGTTTATGTTGTGCAGAATCATCAGCAATGCTGTTTTCAGTATAATCAACTGTAAACATATATGTTCCTGTATAAAATTCCCCACCTATTTTACATATCCAGGGAGAAGAGCTAACTCTATCTAATACTACAACTGAATGATGATGACTTAAACAATCCCAAGGTTGAGCTAGATGATCTTCCATAGGTTTTGGCCAATCTTGCAAAGGTACATCAGCTACAAGAGCTTGTATAGGCATTCTAGCCCACATTGCACCACCATGTACGTTTTCATCAGGATAACCATCAAAATCAGTTTCACAACCTGTAAAAACAACTTGAAATGATAAAGATCTATCAGGAATGGTATTGACTGCAAACGCTAAAGCGTGCAAATACTCACCATGATAGTTTTGATGATTTGCTGTAAATTCTTTACGCACCCAACATTTGAACTGTGGGATGTTTGATATTAAATAAGACAAAATAACCCCCGTTATTTATAGTTAAACCTTTCCACCCTTTGCCATATATTTACTTTTTTTCATTGGGCCGCCTTTAGCCATGTACTTAGACTTTTTCATTGCTCCACCCTTAGCCATATATTTAGAACCTTTCATAGCACCACCTTTAGCCATATACTTAGTGCCTTTCATAGCACCGCCTTTGGACATGTACTTAGATCCTTTCATAGCACCACCTTTGGACATATATTTACTGCCCTTAACAGCACCACCCATTGCATAATGTTTTGTTCTTTTAAACATAATTAATCCTTTTTCTTTGGTCTGCTTTTTTTAGCAGTAGTTTTCTTTTTTGCAGGAGCCTTTTTCTTAGGCATATTTATATAAATACGTTCATCTTTAACTGGCTCGTCTGGTCTTACTTTAGCATTTAATCTAGCTTGTAATTTTGGATCCTCAGATTTTTTCTTTGGCATAATTTCTCCTAACTTATTGTAGTTACTTTTCTGCGGTTATTCATAACTTTACCACAACCCTTAGCTATAAAACCACCATTTTTCTTTTTAACTCTGTTTTGTTTTGCCATAGCTTTTTCAATAGCCATGCCTCTTTTTTCTTCGTAAGAAGATAATTTACCGTCTTTATTTAGATCTGCTTTTTGTTTATTTTTAATCATAATATATCTTAATGTTACCTCATCTTACTTGCCATAACAATTCCTTGTCCTCTAATACGTGGAGTGCTGTTTATTGCTCCTCCTGTGGCAACTTTTTTTCTGCTTTTAGTTTTTTTCTTCCAACTAATTCTTGCAGGTCCTTTTTTCTTTTTTGCAGCAGAGGTGCATTGTGCCATAGTTGGTCTACAAGCTGGGTAACCTCTTTTTTCTCCTTTTTTTCTACCGCAAGGTTTGCCTGTTTTACAGTCAACCCATCCTGTTCCTTTATTTTTAGAAAACCAGTCTCTTAATGTTTCTTTTTTTTTAGCCATTATCTTAGCCTATTAGACATCACTATGCCTTGACCTCTTATTACTGGTCCACCTTTTGCTTTTTTTGTTCTTGATTTGTTTCCGTAGTTAGCTGCACCAACTTTCCTACATTGTACCAATCTGCCACTAGCATAAGCACTAGGCCAAACTTTAGCAGTACGTTTTACTTTATGATAACAAGCATCTTTTTTAGTTTTAGATTTTGCCATTTAACACTTCCACCTTCTTCTTGCTTGCCTAATTCTTGAATTAGGGTTGTTTCTAGTTTTAGCAGAACTTTTCTTTAACTGCCCTAGTGATCTAGCACAATAAGATTTACGTCTTTTGGCAGCTTTGCTACCTTTTTTAACTTTTCCAGTTACAGCAGTTTTCAGTTTACTACCAGGATTTGCTTTTCTGTAGGCTTTTACGCCTTTTTTGGTCATTCCCGCCCCTTTTTTAGTGGGGCGGTAATTTCCGCCTTTGCCTGTAGTTCTGCGTATAGGTTTAGCTGGTTTTCTGGTAGCCATTCATTAATAGTTTTTATTAAGAACTAAAATGATTGAATATGTGTCTCCACTAGAGTGTCCAACAGTAGTAAAGTCAATGTCTCCAGTAACTCCACTTCCTGCATTATTAGGAATACCTGTAAATAAATCGTAATACTCATCTCCAGTGCTATCTGATGGTAAACCAGTTAATAACACGTTTGAAGTAGCATCAAATTCAATATTTACACCCATACCTCTAGTAGCCCAATATATTCTAGCGACTGATACTGAAGTACAAGACTCTCCTGCACTATTTGTTGTTAGTGCAGAAACGTCTACTTTTTTTACAGCCGATTCACCAGTGCCATCTGACACATTGGTAAATTTAAGAACAGCAGTCTTTTCGCCATCTTGAATGGTTTGTGATGTTACTGCGTCAGCCATATTTTACTCCTTATCTTTCAACAGCAGCTACAACGTAATCAATAGTCATAGTTTGTGCTGAAGCTTCGCCATTTTGGATACCAAATGATACGGTTAATTCTTCATCATCAGGTAAGTTGGTAATTGCAACTCCTACTGGGTCAGCATTATTGATTGAATAATATACTTTTGAAGCATTTGGATCTATAAACCAAGTTGCTGTTATAAAAGTATCATCCGCCATAGTTGCTACATCTTCTGTAGTAGTAGCACTGTTATCTTTCTCAACTAAGAAATCTAAACCTGCATCGCCATCTGCTGAAATAAAGAATACACCATCTGTTGTATCAAGAGGTGTTGTATCTGTTATACCAAGACCCATAACAAAGTCAGATTGGTCTACATCATTTACTTTAAACCTAGCAGAAAAGTATGCACTTTTGCTTGTGCTTAATTTAAAACCTTCGCCTTTTAATTGCAAAAAGTCTAAATCATTATCTCCAGCAGCATTAGTAAGCAATAAAGCCCCTCCTGCTGAGGAAGTTACAGCCTCAGTAGCACTACCTGTTCCAGCTTCAGTAGTAGTAATAGTCCAATCACCAGAGTTATAAGTGAAAAAATCATTATGGTACATATAGTACGTTTGATCTGATGGGTATGGAACGAACATGGGTTGGTTTTTCTTGTGCTCCGTAGCAACAGTATTACCTGCCCATAATATTAAGTTTTGAAAATGTGGATTAGCCATTATGAACTCCTTTACTTGTATTAATGGAAATCGAAATCGATCCTCATTAAGCTAATTAATTTTAAACTACCTTGAGTTTACACCTAGAAATCAAAGTAATCAACAAAAAAAAGGGAGCCGAAGCTCCCTTAAGAATTGTAGTTGAGTGAGAAACGCTACAATAAATCGTTCCTTAAGCTCCTTGAG